AGAGTATATCCCTTACCCATTCTTGAAAAAGAAGTAAATCGATATGTCAAGGAATATGTAGAACCAAAACGTGCATTTGGAGAACTTGGACACCCTGACGGCCCAACGGTCAATCTTGATCGTGCATCACACATGATTACTTCTTTGGTAAAAGAAGGTAAGAATTTTGTCGGGCGTGCAAAAGTTTTAGATACACCGAATGGACAAATTGTTAAATGTTTGATTGATGAGGGTGCAAGATTAGGTGTTTCTTCAAGAGGAATGGGAACACTAAAACCAGATGAAAAGAACTCTCAGATTGTACAAAAAGATTTTTATCTTGCAACCGCAGCAGATATTGTTGCAGATCCTTCTGCTCCTAATGCTTTCGTAGAAGGTATTATGGAAGGAAAAGAATGGATTTGGGATAATGGACTTTAGCGTGAACAAGATATAGAACGGGCAAAGAATAATATTCTAAAAGCCTCTTCCAGAAAACTTGAGGAAGTAAAAATAAACGAGTTTAAAAATTTATTATCAAAGTTGTGATATTATAAATATTACTACAGTAAACGAAATATACCATTAACTATTAGGAGTATCAAGTTCTATGGAAAATACAACTCAAGAAGAAATTCTGGAAGAAACTGAGCAAGAAGGACTTGTTGAAGCTCCAGAACAAATTGAAGAAGACAAAGAAGAAATTGTTGCAGAAGCACCCAAAGCAAAAGTCAAAGAAGATGATGACGAAGATGGCGAAAAAGAAGATGATGATGACGAAGAAGAAGAAGAAGATGAACAGGTAAAGAAAGAGGAAGTTAAAGTTCCTTCTACTAAATCTGCAATGATTAAAGCCCTTTTCGATAAAGTCAATGGTCTGAAGAAAGAAGAAGTTTCTGCGAAGTGGAAAAATCTTATGGATGTTGCAGAAGCAGAAGATCTTGGGGGCCCAACACCAGATGATTCTGATCCAGAAAAAGATGAAGTTGGTAAAAAGAAAAAGAAAATGAAAATTTCCATGCCTGAAATCAATGTTAAAGAAGATATTGATGCATTGGTTGAAGGAGAAGAACTCTCAGAAGAGTTTAAGACTAAAGCTTCTACCATCTTTGAAGCCGCAGTTCACCAGAAGGTAATGGAAATTGCAACCGTAAAGATTGATGAACTCGAAAAAGAGTATCAAACCAATCTTCAAGAAGAGATTGTTTCATTCCGTGACGAATTGACTGAAAAAGTCGATGGTTATCTCAACTACGTAGTTGAAGAGTGGATGAAAGAGAACGAAATTGCACTTGATAGTTCATTGAAGAGTGAACTTACTGAAGAGTTCATAGGTGGACTTAAAAATCTCTTTACTGAACATTATATCGAAGTTCCAGACGAAAAAGTTGACATCGTTGAAAGCCTGTATGACAAGGTGGAAGAACTTGAAGGAAAATTAAATTCTCAAATTGATGATAACGTTCAAGTTACAAGTGAACTTAACGAATATCGTAAGGACAAGATCTTAGAAGAAGTTTGTGAAGACCTTGCAGACACACAATCGGAAAAGATGAAATCTCTCGTAGAGGGTGTTTCTTACGAAGATGATAAAGACGATTTTGAGAATAAAGTTAAGACGATTAAGGAAAGTTATTTCCCGAATCAAACAAAACAGGATGAAAATGTTGAACAAGAAAGTGATGTATCATCTGATGGAGAAGAAGTTTCTGAACCTAAGTTGAACAACATCATGGAAGCATATAGTAAAGCTATTGCTCGTAATTAATAATAATTTTTAAGTTTTTTTAACAATATAAGGAGTTTAAAAAATGCAACTCTCAGAAACAATTAATAAAAAGTGGGCTCCAGTTCTGGATCATCCCGATCTTCCAAAGATCCAAGATCCATATCGTAGAGCAGTTACCGCTATGTGTCTTGAAAATGTTGAAGCTCAATATGCTCAAGATCAAACTGGTAGTGGACTCTTAATGGAGGCAGCCCCTACTACTACTATGGGATTAACATCTACTAACCCATCTTTGGGTGGTGTAGCTGGTGGTTCTGTTCAAGTTAGTGCCGATTTTGCAGATCCAGTTTTGATCTCAATGGTTCGGCGTGCAATGCCTCAACTCGTAGCATACGATGTTTGTGGTGTTCAACCTATGTCCGGCCCAACTGGATTGATTTTCGCACTCAAGAGTCGAGTCAATTCAATGACAGGTGCAGAAATGCCCGGAGTCAATGCTGACACCGTTGCAAGTGAATCTGGTACGCCAGGACACGCATCGGGTGACTTAGTTAAGACGCCTGGTCTTTTGATCACAGCAGCTGATGGTACTGCACAAACTGGTAACGAATTCTCCGCATCAAGTGCTCTGGAAACAGACGGTGGTGAGGGCAATGTTGCTGGTGAAATGTCCTTCTCGATTGAGAAGATTTCAATCGCCGCTGGTACACGTGCCCTGAAAGGTTCCTATTCAATGGAACTCGCACAGGATTTACGTGCAGTTCATGGTCTGGATGCAGAAGCAGAACTTGCTAACATTCTGTCTATGGAAATTCTTGCAGAAATCAACCGTGAGGTTGTTCGTAAGATTTATGTCAATGCCGCAGTTGGTGCCCAAATTGGTACAACTACTGCTGGTCTTTTTGATCTTGATACCGATTCCAATGGTCGTTGGATGGTTGAGAAGTTCAAAGGTCTGATGATGCAGATTGAAAAAGATGCAAATCAGATTGGTAAAGACACACGAAGAGGAAAAGGAAACATTCTGATGACTTCATCTGATGTAGCCTCTGCCCTTCAGATGGCAGGTATGTTGGATTATGCTCCTGCAATGAGCACAGATCTGAATACAGATACCGCATCTTCAACTTTTGCCGGAGTTCTTAATGGTCGGTATAAAGTATATGTTGATCCATATTCTGTTGCGAATGCACAAGAATTTTATTGTGTAGGTTATAAAGGTGATTCACCGATGGATGCTGGAATTTTCTATTGCCCATACGTTCCGTTGCAAATGGTTCGTGCGGTTGATAGTTCTAGTTTTCAACCACAGATTGCTTTCAAAACACGTTATGGTCTAGTTGCAAACCCATTTGCAGAAAATGCAAGTGCTTCAACTGGTCGTATGACAGGTGTTCTTGGAACTAATCCTCACCTGAATGTATATTACAGAAAAGCTGCAATTACCAACTTGATGTAATTCTTGACCTACATATAGTAGGATTTCAGAAAGGGAGTAGAGAAATCTGCTCCCTTTTTTTGTTTGTAGTGATAATTTTCCAGTGAGGCCGCAATGATCATAGTGATAGGAAATGGTCAATCAAAATCTGTTTCAGATTTCAATCTTTTCAAAAAACATACAACATATGGTTGTGATTTCATTTATCGTAAATTCATACCAAACCATTTAGTTTGTCAAGATATTGATGCACAATTGGAATTGATAACCAATGATCTAACGAAAAAATACAAATGTTATTTTAGGGGATTCGATTTAATTCCAAGTATGCACTATGATACGCTTAAACAGACAACCGATAAGAGATATAAAATTGGAGAAAATCAACCAAAAACAGACAATTTTATTCAATTTGCATATGAGGGAGTTATGTATTTCATTTGGATTGATTCATCTGATCCAACTGAAAATATTGCTTGGTGGTCTGATACTACGTTTGAAGAATGGGTTTCTGATACAATTGCACTCCGTTTGGCCGCTCAACAAAATCCTAGTGAAACATTTTTTTATTGTGTGGGGTTTGATTATTATCACGATCAAACAAAAGATGGTATATTTCTTGGATCTTCTGTTACAGAATTTCATAATGAAAAACAAGATTCTTGGATTGGTCAACACAAACACATAGAAGAAGAATACCCAAATTCTAAATTTATTTTTGTTGGAAAAGACATGGATTATGGCGAGTTTGAAAATCTGTTGAATAAATAGTATAGAAGGACTAAAAAGGAAATCATGGCCGCAGGAAGTACAGTACCAGACAATTTAAATTATCTTTCAAATATCAGTTTTCGACTGACAATGCAAGATGCACCAAATATAACTTGGTTTTGTCAGGCAGTAAATGTGCCTGGAGTATCAATTGAAGGAATTGATGTAACTACACCACATGCAACTATCCCCTTTGCTGGAAATAAAGTTTCGTTTGAAGAGTTGTCTGTCAGGTTTATTGTTGATGAACATATGAAAAATTGGACAGAAATTTACGATAGGATTATTGCAACTGGTTTGACAGAAGGACATGAAAAATATAGACTTCTCAAGGATTCAAATTCAATTAATCCAAGAGGTGGAGTAGTTTCAACTGTTGTACTTACTGTTTTAACAAGTGCAATGAATCCCCAAATGGAATTTCATTTTTATGATGCTTTTCCAATTTCTCTTTCTGCACTTGATTTTGATAGTGCAAATACAGATTTAGAATATTTTACTGCTACTGTAGGATTTCGTTATACAAATTATGAAATAAAGAATCTATTGAACAACTAAAAAAATTATGACAATTGAAGACATTATGGAAATGTGGGGAGAGGATTCTCACATTGATGATAAAGATTTGGATAACGAATCTTTAAACATTCCAAATAAACACCAAAAATACTTAGACATATATTCCAAAGAGAAACGGAAACTGAGCGATCTTGAAACTCATTGGAAAGTTCTTTTTCAACAACGATGGGAAGTGGTTATTTCTAAAAACGGAAAAGCACCAGACCACTACATTAGAATATCCAAGACAGAATTGGAACG